GCTCCCCTGACCGCTCGGGAAAGTGTCGGTGTCCGCGGCGGGGTTAGCCGTCGCCAGCAGATCGATCGTCTCCGGGTTGAGCAAGGTCTGTAGAGTCACGGCAACCGTGCTGCCGCTCTGCCCGATCGGCACGGTGTTGTTCGATGCCACCGACGAAACCACCGGCAGCGCCGGTACCGACAGCGCGACAGCCGCGAGTGCCGCAGCCGCCGCAGCCGAGGCCTCCGCCGCGACAGAGTTCGAAAGTGCGGTCGCCGAGTTCGCAAGCGCCGTTCCCGCCGCGGTCAGAGCCGATGCCGCCGTTGTCTGAACCGCCAGGACATCAGCCGCGAGCGCCTCGTCGCCGGTCGCAATCGTCATGCCCACTCGTCTCCCTGATCCCAGACGAACCCGCCCCAGACAGCGACCGTCCCGCCGACCGCCTGCCCGGCTACGATCGGCGCTGCGAGTCTGATCGGATCGTCAGGCTGAATTGTCTCTGTGACGTTGGTCAGCGGATCGCCGCTCGGCGCAAGGCCGTCCGCATCGCTGACCGTCGCCTCGAAGCTCATCCGGAACATCCAGAACAGGCGGGCACGATCGAAGGTCAGCAGCTCGCCGCCGGCGTAAAACAGCCCGCGCGCGCCCCGCTGCGGGTCGATTACCCAGCCCAGCAACGCGCGGAACAGCGCGTACTTCATCGCCTCGACCTGACTGACGCCGGCCTGGCCCCGGCGGTCGGCCGAGGCATCGAACTCGACAATCACGCCGATGGTCTCGGTGACGATCTGGAGGTTGCCGTCCAACACGTCGTTGCTTCCGACCTCATCCTCCAGCGGGATGACGACGGCCGCGGGATAGACGAACTTGCCGGTCACCGGATCGGTTATCGCGATGACGGATTCCACGCCGGTTTCAAAATCGGCTGCACCGCCGACGCGTCTGCCCAGCTCCGGGCAGTAGCGCCGGAGTTGCTCGATCACCAACGAGATGTCCATCAGCCGGGCGCGTCGCGCCTGGCATCATCGGGCGCCGGATGCAAGCCGCTCATGTTTTCTTGCCGCGTTGAAACTTCAGCCCGCTCATCACCGCAACCCGCACGCGGTCGGCCAGGCCGTTCGCGATGGCCTGGTCGAGCGCCGGCCCCAGGAACGGCCGCGGCAGCAGGATGCGTTTCTTCGAGATGGCGCCGCGCTTCATGCGGCGAGGTCCGGCCAGGTTCGACGGGACGAAGTTCGCCGGGTTGTGCGTGTCGCCGCCGCCAGCCTTCGCGCCTCGCGACAGGAACAGGGCGTAGAACTCAGTCGCGCGGATGGTGACGCCCTCGCCGTCCTTCCAGACCTGAGAACGGATCGACCGCGCCAGCTTGCCCGAGACACTGCGCGGCGGCTCACCAGGGGCAGACGGGTGTTTGCGGCTGCCGGCTCGGATAAGGGCGCGGGCGCGTGCCGCGACCTCGGCGCCGACGCCGCGCATGACGGCGCGCACCTGCTGTTTGCCGGCAACGACCGTCCAGCCGCCCGGCACCGTGATTTGTAGGAGCGCCATCAGGTTCGCCTCTCCAGTTCGCAATCGAGCCGCAGGAACCGTTGCCGCCCGTCGATCGACATCACGCGCCGCACCCGGAACCATTCGACCATGTCGCTCTGATCCGGCCGCTTGGTGACGCGGATAATGACGTGCGTCGTGTCCACCCAATCGAGCCACCGCATGACGATGCGATGGGTGACCGGCGTACTCACCTGCTCGGCCGCGTAGAACGTCACCGGCCCGATCGGCTGCACATCGGCGCACACGGTTTGCATCTTCGCGAGGTTTTCGAGCAGCCCCGGACTGTCCGGGTCCGCCACCTGCTCGCGCGTGGCGATCACCACGCTCCATCGCAGCGAGCCGATCCGGACCGCGTTCGGGTCCGGCCTCAGCTCAGACCCTGGCAGTGCCATGCTACCCGCCCAGGAACTGCAAGCGGTGCCGGTCGAGCAGCCAGATCGCCGCGTCCGGCATCGTCCCCACCGAGTCACCGCGATGTTCGTACAGAAACGCCGTGGTCATCATGATCGCCAGAGTCACCGCCTGCGGCACGTCCTCGGCCGTGTCGAAGCCCGCGGCCATCGAGACTTGCAGGTGTTGCAACCTGGTGCAGGAAAGCGCGAACCCTCCGCTCAGCACGGTTTCGGGGCCGATCCAGAGCGTCGCCGGCTCCAGCGTCAGGTCGGCGACGTAACCCAAGATCACCGCCGGCGGCGTGACCGGCAGCGAAGCGGGCGAGATCGTCGTGGCGTTGCCCCATTCATCGAGCGTCGTCACCGACAGGATCGACTGCACCGGCGCGCGCGGCAGCTCCAGCGTGCCGTGCAGCCGGAGACGGCCGCGCGGCGGATCGGATGACGGCCGCAGGGTCCACAGCAGCGTCTGTGTCAGCAGCACGCGGCTAAGGTAGCCCTCCGCCATCACCCGCGCCGCGGTCAGGTAGCCCGCCAGCAGATCGTCGTCCGCGTTGCTGTCGATCCGGCAATGTCGCTTGACCTGCTCGATCGACACCGGCTCCCCGGTCGGCTGCTCGGTCACCGTCAGCGTGGTTCGCACCGTTCGCCCCCTCCCTGCGAACCGGCGCCGAAAAGGCGCGGTCGCGATATCCGCTGCGTTCCATCATCATGTTGCGTCCTTCACAGCATTTCCGAGCGGGTGGCGATGTTCACCACGGCAGCGGCGATCTGGTTGACCGGAGATCCCGCCGTCCCGCTGCGCACCTGAATCATGTTGATGCCGCGCCAGAGATACGAAGGATCGAGCAGCGGAATGATGAACTGACCCGCCGCGGCGGTGATCGTCACCTCGTTGCCCGAGCCATCGTAAAGCTCCTGCCAGGTCGTTCCGCCGTCCGGGCTGACCTGAAACGTCAGGACGGCCGCGGTCCAGGTCGCCGGCATCGAGATGCCGACCAGGGTCAGCGCACCGAGAGCAACCGGCCCGGATAACGACGTGCCCGCGGCGATCGTCGCAGGGTAGAGGGTAATCGCTGCTGACAGCATGGCTTACACCCGATCGGTTGCAGCCTGGATCATGTCCACTTGCAGCGTGCCGACACCGGTCCCCGACGCCTTGTAGACCGACGTGTAGGGTTGCAGCACTACGCTCGCGCCTGTCGCCGCGAACTGAAACTGCCCGGTCGTGGAGGTCTCGACGCCGTCGATGAAAAACCGGATGTTCGTCACGCTGGAAGCGTCGATGCGAAACACATGGAAGGCACCGGCAACCAGGGTCACGCCGGATGTTGCCGACGTGGTGGTCGTTCCGTCATAGGTCTGCATGTTGACCTGACCGCTCGCCGACGCCTGGAACCGCACGTACGCGGCCGAGTTGTCCGGCCCGTCGATCCAGGCCGCTTGCAGCCCAAACACCATTTCCACCAAGTTTGTCGGCAGTGTGGCGAACGCAGCCCGCGTCTCGAAGCTCAGGTTCTTCGTAACGTCCCAATTTCGCTGGTCGTTGGCGTAGAGCGTCGCCTCCTGCTTTTCCGCCGTCGCATCGAGCGCCAGCGCCACGATCCCTGCGGCGCTGTTGGCGATCACCGCGACCGAAGGCGAGCCGGCCGTCTTGACCAGCTTCTGCACCCAGGGATAGCCCGTCGCCGGCGAACCGGACGCCGGGATCGAGGCATGACCTGCGCCGAGAAAGTCCTCGTCCAGCAAACAGGGCTGGAACCGCGCGACGGTTTCCTGGGTCGCCAGATCGTAGAACGTGCGAAGATGGCCGGTGCCGTCGTTTAGCGATTTGACTTGCGTGGTCATGCTCGCTCTCCCTCAGACCAGGGTCGAAGGCGCCGACGCACTCTGGTAACTTTCGTAGAGGAACAGCGCCGCCTCGGTGATGTTCGCGGCGTTCGACGCGCTGGTCTGCACCGCGATGGTGTGGAACCCGTTGACCAGATCGAGGCACGCCTCGGGCAGGATCTCGAAGACGACGATCTTGTCCGCCACGGTAACCGAAGTCTGGAAGGTCGCGCCGGGGATCTGCGCCGCGAGCGCGTCGCTGGTGGCGGTCGCCGCGCAAAGCCAGGTCGGCAGCACGTTCACCGCCTTCGCACCGGTGCCGTTCACATCCTGACCTTGCAGAATCGAAAGGGTCACCTGCGCCGCATTGCCCTGGTTCACATGCACGACAATCCAGGCTTTGAGTGCGTTCGCGAGGTCGCGGTATGAACTGGTTCGACCGCCTCCGTCTGCCGCAGGCGGCAGCAGGCAAACCGGCGGAAATTGATACGGCATAGAAATTTGGCGTGCCATCGAAAGCTCCTGGACCGCCCCCCAAAGCGGCATGAAAAAGCTGCGCGCGGACCGAAGGCCCCCGCGGCGGTGGGGAGCCGCAGCTCTTGAAAATCAGCGGTTAGCGAGACGCCAGCGCGATGAACGGGCTCTTGGTGTTGACGCCCTTGAACGGGGTCAGCGGCACCGACCACATCGGCTTGCCATCCACGCGGTAGGTGATGCGGAACACCATCTCGTCGGTCAGAAACGCGACGTGCATGCTGGTCGCTGCCTGCACGCCATTCTTGTCCACCAGCATGTACTGGCTGAGGTCCGCCAGCGTGATGTCGCCAGTGGTGCCAACGGTCGAGTTGTATTCCGTCCACACCACCTCGCGGCCGTAGAGGGTCGAGAATGGCGTGGCGGACAGACCGCCCGGTGGCAGATAGACGAGCTGGCCGCCGGTGCCGACCGCCTGGTTCATCGCCATAAGCTGCGGCAGGCAATCCTGGTTGATGAACCACACCGCGTTCTTCGCCGACCGCGCCCAGAGGCGCGCCCACATCTGGTCGATGTTTTCCTTGACGATGGTCGCCGCGGCCTGCCCGGTCACCTTGGGTATCGTAATCAGGCAGGGGCTTTTCATATATCCGAACGGCATGCCCGCGCCGGTGCCCTCCACGATGGCGTCCTCGGTCATGAACATGACTTCTTCCGAGAACGCCTGCGCAGCGATCGAGGTCAGTGCCGTCGAATCCTGCAACAGCTCATCGGTGGTGTACATCACCGACATCAGCTTTTTCAGGTCGAACTCGATGGTGCGGAACTTCGGCTTTGACGGGGCGACCGCCGTCCCTTCCCCTACCCAGTTCGACGCCACGCCACCCCAGCGGCTTCCAGTCGCGCGGCTGGTTTCGTCCACGCCCGGGATTTTGATGCCGTTCGCGTTGGCGCTGATCGGCAGCTTGTTCACGCGACTGAGGATCTCGCCCATGTCGTGCGCGAGCATGAAGATCGAGGCGGCGAAATCGACCTGGACCAAGAAGCCGCCGCCGGTCGGATCGACCTCGCCTGCGCCCGTCGGCGCGCGCACCAGGCGGCGGTCGGTGTCGCTGCCCTTCGAGCTGTAGTGCTTGAAGATCGACTGGAGTTGCTCGCCGAAGGTGCGGTACTGGTCGCCGGCGCGCGGGGTGAAATCCAGTCCCTTCCGGGCCAGGCTGAGATAGTCGTCAAATCCCCGCAGCTTGCCCTGGCGCGGGTCCATTCCGCGGATTTGCGACAAGGTGCGCTGCGACGGGTTGATCTCCAGCACGTCGCCGGGGTCCGGCGAGCCAATCGGCCGCGCCAGCTTGGCGGCGAGTTTCTCCGCCTTGTCCAGCTCGCCAATCGTGCGTTCGAGTTGCGCAACCTCCGCCTCCTTCGCGGCGAAACCCGCAGTCCCGGCCAGCGGCGCGAGTTCATCCACCGCCGTGCCCAGGGCGCGACGGAGCGACAGCAGTGTGCTCATTGTGTTGTAGGCTCCAATTTTCCGAAGGAGCGGCGTTTCAGGTCGCCGCGATACCGTTGCCCGACAGCGTGCGGGCAGGCACGTCAGGTCCCGGCGAGCCGGCGTTTCGCCGCCGCCGCGCGAAGCAGTTGCGCCGCCTTGTCGCCGTCCGGCGCATCGGGGTCGGTGTCCGGCGCCGTCGTGCTGATCGGGTCCGCCGTGTCCAGCGCGTCAACCACCCCGCCCAGCAGGTCGATCGCCTTGGAGTGCTG